CTCCGGAGCTCCAGATGGCACGATCATCGAGAACTTGGACTTCACGAAGATTTCGGGGGGTGGGGGCGGATTTCTGATCGGGGCGAGCGCGGCCTGTAACAACGTCACCATCCGCAACGTCAAGATGCAGCAGGACTGCACGACTAACCCGGCATCATATCCTATTAGACAGCAGACCAATTCGACCGGCATTACCGTAACCCAGGTCTGGATTGATGGGGGAAGCCTGAAAGGCGCGATCTGCAATCTTGGAGAGCTTATCTACCTGTCTGGATCGGGACTACAGAAGGTCACCTATTCCAGACTGGTCAACTTCGAAGAACACGACATCACTTTCGCCTGTACGTCACCTTGCACGTCCTATGCGCGGTATAATTCGGTCTCGCGATCCGGCTGGTCCCAAGGATCGCACGTCAACGGCGTTCAGTGGCTCGGAACCTTCTCTGCCTCTGACGTGAGCTACAACTACTACTACAACCCGCAGCCCGACACGGCGCTTGAAGCCGCGGCCGGCATGACAATCGACACGACGAGCGGTTCTACGTCATCGACTCTGCATTTTACAGGATCGCCTACGCCGATCACGCAGACGGCGATCCTAAATGGCATGACTATCACCTCGGCGAATTTGCAGTCGGGCTCGCTCGTCGCTAATTCGCCGGCTCCGACCAACCCGACCAGCGCGACGCTCTCGAAGACGGCGACTGGGACGGCCAGCGGGACATCGGCGGCGATCCCCAACGCCTACCCCTTTGGTCTGGCCAACGCGATCCGCTACGCCAATCAGGGCGCGGTGACAGGCCAGATGACCAACGGCACGTTCACCGGGAACGTGTTCGACGGCAACGGCCCCATTATCGGTGGCACGAACGCCTTTTCGTGCGGGGGCGACAGCACCGGCAACGAGATCAACGGCATGGTCATCACCGGCAATTACTTCAATGGTGCTGGATATGCTGGGGCGGGCACCGATGGCGGCTTCTTCCTCAAGGCGGCGTTTTGCATCGGGGTCAGCGGTTCAGGGAACAAGAGCCTCGTCACCGGGGCGACGCTGACGAACCCCTCCTAGGGCCAGAAGTACTTATCAGGGTCCTCGGGCACCTTTGGCCGGAATTCATTTCCCGCATCGCTGAGCCAGGCCCCGATTGCGGGACCGTGCAGTGAATCGGATCGCCCGGAATGTCGTGCGGCCTGTCGCGGCCAATCGCGCAATGCGATATCGCGGTGACAGAGCCGGGGATGAAATAGGCGTGGTGCGCTTCTACCTCGGGCTTGGGCGAGCAGGCGACCAGAGCCAGCAGCAGGACGACGGCGCACTTCATGGCCACGGATACTCTTCCGGATCATCGGGCTGCCTAGGTGTAAGGTTGAGGCCGATTATCGCGGCGGCGATGGCGAGGAGGGCGAGCCAGATCATAGGGGCTCTCCCATGCCATAGTCCACTTCGGCGACCACCGGCCTGACCCACTCGTAGGACGGGATTTCAGCGTGCGTGTCGCAGAGCATGGCGTCGTGGTCCGACCGGTAGACGCCGGGGCGTGTGCAGGGTTGAGCTTCGCAGGTCATAAATCCGGTCTCCGGTTTCAATTGCAAGCACACTTCTCCGATGGGCGCGGAATGTCAAGTTTCGCGCGCGGGTGCGGCGTGGTAGTATCTGGCGAGTAAGGGGGCGCGGATGGCTTCGTCGGGAACTTATGGCTTCGCCCCGTCAATCGGCGAAACCGTCTTGTATGCATACTCACGCTGTGGTGTGCGCAGAACGGCAATCGTTCAGGAACACATGGCCGACGCCCGCATGGGCGCAAACATGGTGCTCGCCCATTTCAGCAACAAGGGCGTCAATCTCTGGAAGGTCGAACTTGTCACCATTCCGCTAATTCAGGGACAAGCGACCTACTCACTGGCCGCAAGCACTGTCGTTATGCTGGATACCTACGTTTCGGTCACCAGCGGCGGAGTTACGACGGACAGGCTAATTCTACCGGTTTCGCGAACTGAGTACGCAAGTTATCCGAACAAGGCTCAGCAGGGATTTCCGACGACATATTGGAATGACCGCCTTCTGGCGCCGACCGTGACTATCTGGCCAACCCCAGATGGAAATGAAACGTCACTGAACACATACGTCCTTCGACAAATTCAGGACGCTGGATATGCAAATGCTCAGACCTCAGACATTCCATACCTGTGGCTCAAAGCCTTTTCTGACGCGCTCTCGGTGGAATTGGCGGTTATTTGGGCTCCTGAGCGCCTGACATTCTTAGCGCCGATGGCTGCGGAGTCTTATCAAGCGGCTGCGGATACCAACATCGAGACGGCTCAGCAGTATATTTCGCCTCAGCTCGGCGCCTATTATCGACAATGAGTTACGCATCTCAATCAGGACGCGCCAGAACGAGCGTCAGCAATCCGCAGGCCCACGCAATCTGCGATATGTGCGGATTTCGCTATAACCACGTTGATCTTCGTCCGCAGACGATTGTTGCGGGCGCTATGCTGATGAACGTCAACATCTTGGTTTGCAGGTATTGCTGGGATGTCCCGAACGAAACCCAGCGCGCTATAGTTCTCCCGGCCGATCCTTCACCCATAATCAACGCCCGCGTCGAGCCCTTCGTCTACGACGAAACGACTGGCCCAACCACGCCCTACGGCGCTCCGGTCGGCCTCCAGCAGTACGGCACGAGCCCACAGTCAGGAACAACGCACTACGGCGTGAAAATCCCGGTCCTGTCGATCCTCGCTAATGGGACGCAGACAATCGCCGTGACGTGTTCGGCGCCGCACGGGTTGGCGACGAATGGGCAGATTGCGGTGGAGGGATTGGCTAATCGGGGTGCGACGGGGTTCTATAGCGTCGTGGTGGCGGGCGCGACTGCATTCACCTACGCGACATTCGCCAATGTGGCCGCTGGTCAGCTCGTGACGCCGACCACGCTTATGTGGACGGTGAATGTAGGGTTGCCCTATGGGGTTACCGTAATTCCGCAGGTTGCGCCGCCATAAAATGGCCAGATCAAAAACTCCATACCTAACCATTTTCTTCGTCTATGAGCATTGGCGCCCAGACAAGAGTGAGTGTTTTTATGTCGGCAAGGGAAGGGGTGCGCGAGCCGGTAGTCTGAAATTAAGAAACCGACATCATCTAAACATCCAAAATAAACTCGCTAGGATGGGCATGTGTGTTGAAATTAGGATGATAGCGAGCGGACTGAATGAGCAGGACGCCTTTGACTTGGAAAGAGAGCGCATCGCGTTTTGGCGTGCAGACGGGGCGGATTTAGCCAACCTCACAGACGGCGGCGAGGGGATGAGCGGATATAAGCAAACCCCAGAGGCTATTGCTAAGGTCGCCGCCGCGCACCGTGGAATGAAGCGATCTCCAGAGACGTGTGCGAAACTTTCGGAAAAGGCTAGGGCACGGGGACCAAACCCAAAGTCAGTGGCCGCCCTCGTAGCATTTTCCGCCGCAATGAAGGGAAAAACCAGACCCCCGTTTTCGGATGAATGGAAGGCCAATATGGGTAGGTCCCGAAAGGGACATAAAATGCCCGATCATGTGAAGGAGATTCTGCGGCTATCTCATGTGGGGAAACCAAGACCACAAACGGCCGAAACTCGCGCCAAGATGTCGGCGGCTAGGCTCGGAAAGCCAGGCCATCTACATTCAGAAGAAACAAAGGCCAAGATATCCGCCGCCCACAAGGGAAAGAAATTCTCAGATGAACATCGACGGAATATATCAATAGCCAGAAAAAGGCTTTTCGAGAAATCATCTGATGTCGGCTAACACCGTACCCTTGACGTGGAATGGATTCGTTTCTGCAGTAGCAAATCTTGCTGTGGAAGATGTTTCTCTGGTCAACGGCGTTATGACCGGAAACGCGCAGTTTAACCAAGCCTTAGCGACGGCTATCTCATATTCAGAAAATAGGTGCCAGAGAGACCTAGACCTTCTTGCCCTCGAAACCAGCCGCGGATACGTCCTCACGACCGGAATAAACCTCCTTGCCGTCCCGCCGACCGATTTCGTGACCGTCAGGACTATTGAAGTGGGCGGGGCTCCCCTTCTACCCGTTTCGAAGGAATACGTGCAGAACGTGTTTCCTAGCGGATCAACCTTAGGCACTCCTACCGTATTCGCCATGTACGGCGGCGGGGCATCCGATGGGGGCAACGCCGCCAGCAACATTCTCCTCGGCCCTGCGCCAGACACGCCGTATGCGGCGACGGTCACAGGGACGCAGCGGATGCCGTCGCTGTATTACAGTGCGACGACGCCGCTGGCGGCCACAGGGACTACATGGATAAGCACGAACTTGCCGGACCTTCTCGTGCAAGCCGCCATGATCCCGATTTCGGAATACCAGCGGCAGTTCGGGGCAACATCCAATGATCCTCAGATGCCAGGCATCTACGAGCAAAACTATATGACCCTCATGAATGGCGTGCGAACCGAAAACCTGCGCGCCAGGTTCGCGGCCTCGGCGTGGTCATCTGCGGCTACGTCTGTCGCCGCAACGCCGAGCCGATAATGCCGCACGAAACTTTACGTCTAACGGGTGGCGCGGACGTAAACCAGACGCCTGTTCTCAATCAAATGGCGGTCTCGGTTTGTCAGAATATCCGCTACCGCCCAGATAACGGGGCCGTGCTCGTTGAGAAACTGGGCGGCTGGCAGAAATATTTCCCCAACGTAATCGTCTCTCCAGTCCGCGCCCTATGGGCATGGGAAGACACCCAGTCTACCGCCCATCTGGCAGTCGGCGCACAAACCGTCGTCGCCACCGGGCAAGCGCAACTCAGCGTCATCACCAACGGTTCGCAGTCCGATATCACGCCCAGATCGTCGGTGGACAACATCACGGCGGTCGTCACTTCGGTAGCTGGCAACTCGATTGTCACGATCACCGATGCGACGACGACTGACGTGACCAATTACGATTCCGTCTACATCCCCACACAGATCGCGATTGGCGGGTTGATCCTGTTCGGTCTCTATCAGACGGACCCTGACGGTCACTCCGGTTCGACCACCTACACCATTCAGGCGAAGGACGTGCTGGGCAATCCGCTCGCAGCTCCGAGTTCGTCCGCCGCGCCGACACTGCCTCAGTTCACCACCACGAGCGGCTCCAATCTGGTCACCGTCACGCTTGCGGCGCACGGACTGGCGGCAGGCGGTACGTTTCCGGTCCTGATTCCCACGACGGTTGGCGGCGTCACGTTCAGCGGCAACTACATCGTCGTGTCGATCACGGACGCGAACAATTTCGTCATCACGGCATCATCTACCCCGAACGCCACCACGAACGGGTTCCTGAACGGCAACAAGGCGCGCTACGTCTATAGTTTCGGGGTCGGCGCCATTCCTCCGGGCACCGGCTACGGCATCGGCGGCTACGGCAAGGGCGGTTACGGTTCCGGCCTCGCGATTGTGCCGGCGACCGGAAGCCCCATTGCCGCGAGTGATTGGACGCTGGACAACTGGGGAGAAATCCTTGTGGCGTGTCCGGTCGGTTCGGCGAATTTCCAGCCGATCTATGTGTGGAATTCGGATAATGGCGGTCCGACCGCGACGATCATTCCGCAGGCTCCTCCGGTCAATGATGGCATATTCATCGCCATGCCCGAGCGCCAGATCATCGCGTGGGGATCGACCTTCACGGGCATTCCCGATCCGTTGCTGATCCGCTGGTGCGACATCAACAATTACAACGTCTGGATCGCGCAGGTAATCAATCAGGCGGGCTCCTATCGCATTCCCAAGGGCTCGCGTATCGTGGGCGGCATTCAGGGACCACAGCAAGGCATCATCTGGACCGATATCGGCTGCTGGACGATGCAGTACATCTCGCAGCCGCTGGTCTATGGATTTACAGAGATCGGCACGGGCTGCGGTCTGATTGGACGCAAGGCGGCGGCGACGATCAACGGCGAGGTCTATTGGATGGGGCCTTCGCAGTTTTTTAAGCTGTCTGACACCGGCGTCGATCCCATCGTCTGCCCGATCTGGGATGTAGTTTTCCAGAACCTCGATCAGAACAATCTGAGCAAAATCCGGGTCGCGATCAATTCTCGGTTCAATGAGATCGCTTGGTATTACCCGTCGCTGGACGGCGGCGGAGAGGTGGATTCCTACGTCAAGTACAATATCCTGCTGGGGGCAAACGGCTGGGATTACGGTTCGCTCGCCCGTTCGGCGTGGATTGACCAGTCTGTGCTTGGTCCGCCCATCGGCGCCGATCCGAATACGCGCTACATTTACCAGCACGAAACGTCGCCGGACGCAGACGGTCAGCCGTTGCTGGCCTCATTTCGCACAGGTTACGCAGCCATGGGCGATGGCGACGCCATGACGTTTGTCGATCAGTTCTGGCCGGATATGAAATTCGGCTACTATGGCGGAATGCAGTCGGCCACGGTGAGCGTGACCTTCTATGTGGCGAACTATCCGGGGGATGCTCCGAGGGCTTATGGGCCGTTTAGTTTCACTCAGGCCACGGAGTTCATTTCGCCGCGGTTCAGGGGGCGGAACGTGGCGATTGAGTTGTCGAGTTCGGACGTGGGGAGTTGGTGGCGGATAGGCGGGGCGCGGTATCGGTACGCGCCTGACGGAAAATTCTGATGGCCTCCCTTTCCGATATCCTCGCCACGGCCCAGAATATCGCTCAAGCGATCAACGGCGTCGCCTCGGCATACGTCAACGTTCAGGGCTCGAAAAACACGGCGGGGATTACCGCTGCGACGCTCGTCAAATCTGGCTCCGGTCGCATCGCGTCGGTTAGCGTTCTGGTCGCAGGCGCGGTCGGTTCGATCTACGACGCCAACCTAGCGACCGCAACGACGAACAAAGTCTACGTCATCCCCGCGACGGTCGGTGTCTTTGTGGTGAATTTTCCGCTATCGTTCGGGCTTGTGGTCGCACCTGGGGCGGCTCAGGTGGTTAGTGTGAGTTATTCGTGATGGGGGGAATGCCGCACGCTAAGGCCGCCGTGAGTATCGCCCGCGCAGGAAAAGCCCATGGCGGCGGATTCCATAAGCCCCACAAGATGAAGCTACATACGGGGCCGATCCACTCGGCGGTAGCAGGGCGGACGGATCACCTAAAAATGCACGTGCCTTCTGGAAGCTACGTTTTGCCTGCGGATATCGTTTCTGCACATGGCGAAGGAAGCACTATTGCCGGCTTCAAAGCGATGCGGCGAACCTTCGGCGGGATGCCATATGGAGGCGGTGCAACTCCCTACGGTCAATCTGGCGGACCCTACGGCGAACATCTTGCGACGGGGGGCGATGCGGGTGGCGATGACGAGGGGGTTCCGATTGTCGCGGCTGGTGGCGAATACGTCCTGTCGCCGGATCAGGTCCGGTTCGCAGGGGGCGGTGACATGGATGTCGGACATCGCGTGCTGGACGATTTCGTGAAGCAGTCGCGGGCGGAGTTGATCAAGACGTTGCAGAAACTTCCTGGCCCCAGAAAAGATTAGCGCATGACCGAAACTCTGACCGTCCGCACCGGAACCCTCAACGATCTTGAGGAGATGATGGAATTGGCGATGATGGCGACGGATGAGAACTCGTTCGTCTCGCCAAATCCAGAGAAACTTCTTCGCGAGATTTATCCGGCGCTCTGCCAGAATGACGGAATTGTCGGCATCGTCGGAGAACCGGGCGGAATCATCGAGGGGGCCGTCCTGCTTCGCGTGGGAACTATCTGGTATTCGGATGAGCCCACGCTGGATGAAAAAGCTATTTTCGTCCATCCTGATTACCGCGCCGCAAAAGGTGGTCGCGCCCGTCGCCTAATGGAGTTTTCCAAGTCTGTCGCGGATGGCTTAGGGATCACTCTCACCATCGGCGTCATGAGTTCAGAAAGAACTGAGGCGAAAATTCGCGCCTATGGTAGAGTGTTCGGACCTCCTAGTGGCGCCTATTGGCTATACGGAGCGAAAACGGCTTCGGTCGCCAGAATGAATTCTTAGTTCGAGGGCGTATTAGATGGGGGGTTCTTCGGGGAAAAACACCCAATCCACCCAGAGCGTGACGATACCTCCCGAGGTACTCGCCCGCTATACGGCGGCCAACGACGCAGCCGCAACCGCCGCCGCCCATCCCTTCCAATCCTACGGTTCCGACCCCTCCGCCTTCGTAGCCCCCATGAGCGACACGCAAAGCGCGGGCGTCGCGGGAACTAACGCTGCGGCTGGACAGGCTCAGCCGTGGTTCGCGGCGGCTCAGGGTCAGTTGCAGGACGCCCAGTCGCTAGGTTCCGGCATGACGGGTTCGGCCCAAACCGCGCTCCTGAACGCGAAAAACCAGTCCAAGCCCTATAACGGTCTGGCCGGGAATTACTACGACAGCGCCTATCAGGGCGCGCAACCGTACAACCAGGCCGCGACCGGACTTGCTGCGGCGAGTGCGCAGGCCGTCGATCCGTCCAACCTGGATAGCGCGGCTATCGGCAAATACATGAGCCCTTATCTGCAAACCGTTCTGGGCGGCACGGCGGCGCAACTCAATCAGGACAACCAGAAGGCCATGAGCGGCCAGACGGGTTCCGCGATTTCGCAAGGTGCGTTTGGCGGTGATCGAGCGGGCCTCGCGGCGGCCACACTCGCGGGGCAGCAGCAACTCGCGAATGCTCAGATTTATTCCGGCATCCTTAATCAGGGATATGGGCAGGCATTAGGCGCGGCGCAGCAGCAGCAAGGCGTCGGACTTGGCGCCGCTCAAGCGAACCGCTCGGCTCTCGCGGGAGCTGGCCAGCAAATCCTGAATATCGGCCAACAGGACTACACGCAGGGGATCAATACCGGACAGGCGCAACAGGGCCTCGGCCAACAGGTGTTCGGGCAGGGCCTTTCCACATCGCAGCAGGAGGCCGCTCTCGGGCAGCAGGAATACGGTATGGGCGCGAACACCGCGCAGCAGATGGCTGGACTTGGCGCTGGCGCTCAAGCCGCAGCCCTTCAGGGCGCACAGGCCCAACTATCGGCGGGTCAGGTCCAGCAACAAACCGATCAAGCCGGAAAGACCGCGCTCTACAACCAATTCCTGCAACAGCAGTCCTATCCGTTCCAGACGGCGCAATTCTTGGCGAATGTGGCCGAGGGCACCGGCTCGCTTTCCGGTTCGACCACCACCACGACGCAACCGGGAGGCTTCTTCTCCGACGAACGGCTGAAGGAGGATATCAAGAAGATCGGCAAGACGTTCGACGGTCAAGTGATCTACTCGTTCAAGTACAAGGGCGATCCGCGCACTCAGGTCGGGCTGATGGCGCAGGACGTGGAAAAGAAGACGCCGGATGCGGTCGGGGAGTCGCACGGGTATAAGACGGTCGATTACGAGAAGGCGACCGAGGGCGCGGCGGATAGGGGTCATTTCGCGAGCGGTGGCGCGCTAATCCTGCCCGGTCTAAGCGGCGCAGACATGAGTGCGTTGCTGGCGGCTCAGGCGCAGATGTACGCGCCGTTCTCGCAGGCTGGCGGCTTGTACGGCGGACAGGCTGGCGGGATGCCGCGTGGGGGCTCCAGTTACGTGCCCCAGGGCAATCTGCCAGTCTCGCATCTGGCGGTTGCGGGAGGTTTGGCGCCGCAGAAGTCAGGCATGGAATCGGCGAAGGAAATCGCGGATATCGCGACGAAGGCCGCGCCGTACGCCCAGAAGGGCGAGGATTGGCTTAAGGACAAGTGGGCGGCGCGGAATGACAATTCCATGGCCGCTAACGAGAACGATCTTTCGACGGGCGGTCTCGTTCCGGCCAAGCGGTATGCCTCTGGCGGAATGCCCTATGACGCACAAACTGGCCTCGATATTCCCGACGAGACGCCCACGTCGAAATTGCAGACCGCGGGGGAGTTGCCGGGTCAGAAGTCTGGGATGGACAATACCAA